AGGCCAGTCGGTCAACGAGATCATAGTTGTAACCGGCGGTATAAGGCGAATCATCGGGTCCGGCTTCGACCTCGACGTACCAATGGAACAAGACCTTGGCTGCCCGGCGAATGTCCACGCGGAAGCTCGTATTTGGGACTCCGAGCCAACGGTCGGGGCTCGCGCCAACGAGGCCGTTGCCGGTCAGGTACTTGGTCATGAAGGTCAGGCGGGCCAGGGAGCCACCGCCCCACTGGCCGCCCTGATGCCCCGTGACGCCGTGTTGATCGCCGGTGAAGGGCTCATAGGTGGGGGGCTGGACGTGGCGGGTGTCGGCGAACTGCGCCGCCTGCAAGTCGCCCGCGACCACCCCCTCATGCAAGTAGACCTTCAAGGCGTCGAAGTTGCCCTGCACCGCGCTTGAAGTCAGCGTAGTGCTGGCGGTGAAGCTGTTGGGAGGCGAGTAGGCCATGATGGAACCTCGTTCGACGAAAAGCGAGTTAGACCCTGGGGTGACGCGGTGTCCACGTCATTCCTCTTCTCTACTATAAGAGAATCACATGGACGCGCGATATGCGAGAGGAAACCTCACTTTACACGATGCACGACGGCTCCAAGTCCGCCGCCCGTGTATTCCAAGGTTTGGCCCGCCCCGCCCTGGTTGGGGTCGACGATGAGGTAGTTGTTTCCGCCATTGTTGAACGGATGGTAAAGGCCCGCCAACACGACGCGAATCCCATAGATTGTAGTGTTTCCTGCCGGGGTCAGGTAGTAGGTGCCGCTGACACCGCGCCAGAAGTGTCGGTGGTCAATGCGGCTGCCAGCTCCGACGGAGCCCTGATCTCCCGAGAGGACGTGCTGAATCCAAGCCGGGATGGCGGTAGTCGCTGTCGTGTTGTTCAACTGCTCACCGTAGTGGCCTGCGACCAGGCTTGACCAGCTCCCCTGGTAGGTGACCGGAACCCAGGTGGACAGCGCGTTGCTGGTGATGTCCCATTCAAGCCAGGCGGCCCAACACGTCGCGTTGCTGGCGACGGTGTGAGAGGCCCCCCCAGGATCCAGGATGATGCTGCCGTGGCTCCCCGCGTTGGTCCAGGGTGTCCCTGAGTACCGGGGCCTCACCGACAAGTCCCAATAGACGCGCAGAATCTCGTCGGGCGTGACAGTCCAGCCGGTCAGGCCGAAGGAGAGAGGCGTAGCGTTGCCCGCTCCGTCCTGTACGGGGTGCGGGGTCGGGTAGGTGGCCCCGGTGTAGCTGGCCACGGACACCGGAGCGGCGTGGAAGAGGTCGCTCTTGCCGATGTTCGTGCTGGACGAGAGCCGGCAAAGAAAGTCCGTGGTCTTGAAATGGGCCAGATCAATTGCAGCGTCGCGCAAGTTGAACTGGTTGATCGCCCCGGCCTGGGAGAAGGCGTTGAAGCGGTTGTTGAGGTCGGCAGCGGCGATGAGGTCGCCAGGCTCGACAGGGACTTGTACGATTCTGCTCATTCAGCACCACCGGCCAATAGCGAGGCACTTTGAGGAGTAAATGTGACCTTGGAGCATGTGATTCGCTGAGTCGTCCACCATGGCATCATCCGTCCCCGGAGGCGTGAGCTTGAACTGTAGCTCGACTTGATGATCGCCGGTTGGAAGCAACGACGTGCCGAAGATGCGCCAATGCTCATGGTAGGCGGCCCCCTGCCGCTCCGCGATCACCGTGCCAGCGACCAAGATGCGGACGTTGACGTACTTCGGGTTGCCTGGCCGCAGGTTGCTCTTGGTGTTGGTGAAGAGGAGCTGCGCAAATGCGTTGCCGCTCCACTCAATGAACAGGTGCCCGTTCTTGAAGCCTGTCAAGGTGAAGCTGAAAACGCTGAGCCAACCGCCAGAGTATGCTTGGAAGGTGACCGCGTCCCACGAATTGTTGCTGGTGGCTGTGTCCACAACAGCGCGCTGTTCCCCCTCAACCCCAGCCGCCAGGGGGGCACGGGCGTAGGCGTAGACCCGGTGCAGCGCGTAGTCTTTGAGGTTGGTGTTGTCGAAGCTGGCGACAGGGAGCTGAGCGCGGTCCAGGGTGGTGACCGAACTGGATTGCGCCCGAAGCTCCTCGTTGACGGCGTCGGGAGCGACGGTGTTGCCGTTGCGGGCCTCGTACTGGCTCCATTTCTTGCTCATGCCCGCACCCCCATGATGGTCTTTGTGCCCTTGGAGACGTATTCGATCTCATAGCCCACGAAGATCAAGTCCTCTGTGGTGGCTACCTCGAAGGCGAACCACGCGCAGCTCTGTTGGGCAATACTGACCCTCAACGGGACCAGCCTCTCTTGCTGATAGGTCGCCCCGTCGTTCAAGATCGCCGTATCAAACACCGGAAGCAGCGCCGCGTCCGGCGGCTGGGCCTTGAACGTGCGCTCCGTGGCATAGTTGAGCTGGAAGTCCTTGAAGTGCCGCACAATGACCGCTGGATTGCCTGTAGTAAGCACCCAAATGACGACGTAGTTGACCTGCTTCTGGAGCCGGGGGTCACCCAAGTCGTTCCAAGCCGAGCGGTAGATGCTCTGCGGAGCCGCGCCAAGAGTGTAGGCGGGCTGCTGATCTCCAGTGACGGTGCCGCCCATGTGCCGCAGGCTGCTGATGATGAACAAGCCGGCCTCTGGGTTGGAGCCGCCGGCTTCGGTGCCTGTGTTGTGGCCGAAAACAGGCACCCCGTCGTACAGAACGTCAATGTCACCGACCGGGAAGCCCTCTCGAACGGACCACGCGGACAACGTGTCTCCCAGGCGTGCGGTGTGGAGCACAAGCGCGCTTGTCGGCCGGTCGTTGCCGTCCATCGGGGCATAGAGGTGGTACTCACCCGTCATTGTGGAGTAGGCGCTGACCGCCCGGGGGAGGCAATCGGGGGTCATGCGTCGGATGAACTCGTCAATGCCGCCGGACAGGCCGATGATCTCGGTCGTAGCGCCGCCGGTAAGACCCCCGGTGATGGCGTAGACCCCGTCCTGAGCAAGGAACACCACGCCGAGCCCTGGAATGGATCTAATTGATTTCGGGCTTCGACAGGTCGTGCTGTTGCTGATGGTCGTGGCCTGGAAGCCGTTGATGGCATCGCCCGTCACCACGTCAATCGCGCTCTCTCTAAACACAAGCAAGGAGGTGTAGTTTCCAAAGATGGCGGTGATCCCACCACCCTGTCCAGAAAGCGTCAGGTAGTTTGCTATCGGGAACTGCTCAATCAACCCCGGGACTGAGTAGTAGAGGGTGCGCGAATCGTCAATGCCGCCATCAAACCACAGGCAGCCGTTGAACAACGCGGAAAAGCGCGCACGGGGGGCGGGCAACGGGCCTGTTGGGATCGCTGCCGCCTTCGTTGAGACTACGGTGGTTCGTACACAATCAACAAAGAACGTGTCGACGTTGTTGTAGAGCGCGCCCACGAAATACATGGTCGTGTCGCCGGGCTGCGTCCAGTCGTCGCTAAAGTTGAGGGTGCGGTAGAGCCTGCGGCCGACGGTGCCATCCGGCCCGGTCGGAACGTCCAGGGCTATACAATGGCGGAAACCGTCGCTCTTTGCCGGTTGCGTCCAGTTGGTCGTGGCCATCGTGGAGAGCGGGCCTTCGGAGCCGGTGTCGCTGACGTAGCTGACGCTCCAACCGAACAAGCTCTCGTTCTCGGGGTCGCCTGATGCAGGACCTTTGGCGAAGCCAAGACCCCACTTGCCGCCATCCGTGATCGCGCCAGATTGCGAGGGCCACCACAAGGTCGTAGCGCCCCCGCCCGTGATGACGGAGCTGTCGTCAACGACAGCCATGGGGGTGTTGCGGTGAGGCTCTACCGGCGGCGGCGAGGCGTCGAAGCCGAAGCTGCGGACGCATTGAAGCAAGGAGGACGGGCTCTCTGCGGCGTCGCCCAGCGGCCAAGGTCGGACGAATAGAGGCCGATCAACTCCGTTTGTGATGACAACACCGCCCGCAACGTCGGTATACCAGCTCCCGCACTCCGTCGGGGTCGGGATGTGCCTGTTGGTCTTGACCGTGCGGAGCAAGGTGCCGGCCGCACCGGCGTCGTAGGCCAAGTAAAGCGTGCCGTCGGCCTCAAAGAAGATGCTCTGGCGAGCCCCGCCTGCCAGGCC